CGAATTAATATTAACCCGTAAGACTATGAATAATAGTTTTACTAATGGAGAAAAAATATGGCAAACCAAGACGCACCTTTCGGTTTAAGACCGATCGGTAAAGTTGGCCAGAATAGAGACAATCAAGGGTTATCTGAATATGGCATTGCAGCTTCTGCAACAGCTATTTACCAAGGTGATGCAGTTAAAATGGCAAACACAGGTACAATAGTAGTAGCAGGTGCAGGCGGAGCTATAACAGGAGTACTTAATGGTGTCTTCTATACTGATGCTAACACAAACAAGCCTACTTGGGCAAATCACTTAGCGGCTTCAAACACTGCTACTGATATTGTTGGGTTCATTTCTGATGATCCTTACGAGAGGTATGAGATACAATCAAACAACACGGGCGCTTCCGCTACAACTGATATCTTCAACGTTGCAGATATCGTGTACGCAGCAGGAAGTTCACCGGACTTCGTATCACAAGTTGAATTAGATGACAGCACATTAGCTGCTGGCTCTTCTGCAACTTTACAAATTCTAGGTTTATCTAGAGATCCAAGCAATAATAATGTTGGCGCAGCTAACGTTAATTGGGTAGTTAGAATAAATGAGAATGAGTTAGATATGAACGTAAACGGCGTATAATAGGAGAATAGGAGAATAATTATGGCTATATCAAGATCACAACTAGTTAAAGAACTAGAGCCAGGATTGAACGCCCTGTTCGGCCTGGAATATAAACAATACGAAAACCAACACGAAGCGATCTATACAAAAGAAACTTCGGACAGAGCTTTTGAAGAAGAAGTTATGTTATCTGGTTTCGCTCAAGCACAAGTTAAGCCTGAAGGTTCTGGCGTAGTTTTTGACAATGCTCAAGAAACATACACAGCTAGATACACTCATGAAACAATTGCTTTAGCGTTCGCAATCACTGAAGAAGCGATTGAAGATAACCTGTACGATAGACTTGCGTCTAGATACACAAAAGCGTTGGCTCGTTCAATGGCACAAACTAAGCAAGTTAAAGCTGTTAACCCGTTAATCCAAGGATTACCGAGCACAGACAACTTTGATTCAGGTGATGGTGTTTCTTTATTTAACACTGCACACCCAACAATTGCTGGTAATGTCGCAAACACGTTAGCAACTCAAGCTGACCTTAACGAAACTTCATTAGAGCAGTCTTTAATAGACATCGCTGCAATGACGGACGAAAGAGGTTTAAAAATTGCTGCTAAAGGAATGAAAATGATTATTCCTTCTGCACTTCAATTTACAGCTGACAGATTGATGAAATCTGCCAACAGAGTTGGAACAGCTGATAACGATATAAATGCAATCAGAAACATGGGAATGGTTCCACAAGGTTATGTGGTTAACAATTTCTTAACTGATACAGATGCGTTTTACATTGTTACAGATGTGCCTAATGGAATGAAGTACTTTGACAGAGCACCTATCACAACTAAGATGGAAGGTGACTTTGACACAGGAAACGTTAGATACAAAGCTAGAGAAAGATACTCATTTGGAGTTTCTGACTTTAGAGGTATCTTCGCTTCTGAAGGTGCATAATTCGTACTAAAACAAATTAAAAAGGGGGCTTTCGAGTCCCCTTTTTTTATGATAGAAAGAAAGAACCCATGAAAACTTTTCGAGTACAAATCAGAGCATATGGCTATCATGCTGACTTCAATATGATATGTGAAGATAATGACAAAGCCTTTGAAAATACACTAGTTGACAAACTAGGACAAGATGATATTGTATGGGAAAAAGATGGATTTACTAGTAATTCCAAATTATGGTTAACCTATGAGGAGGTTATAAATGACGAACGTTCAGAGCCTTTACACGGAAAAAAGGAGTCTAGAACTGAAGTGGTCGCAGCACTATAATCAGGAGAAAAGATATACTCTTGATATGGTAAGGATTGATGACAAAATAAGACAAGTTATCAGTCACATCAAATTAGCTGAAGCACAAGTTGCTCATCAGACTAATAAGATAGAAGACGCTGCACCTGACGTATCTGTAGCTACGTAACATAAAAAACGCTACATCGCTGAAATCGCACTTTCTTGTAAGGCTCTCTTGCACTTCTCACAAAACTAAGTTATAAATTACGCACCATACATTAAAAAAAACAAAATAAATGTAGACGCGTATGGTCGACATCCCTAGGGACTACATTTATGTATTCTAGGAGGAATATAACATGGCAAACACAACATTTTCAGGACCGGTAAGATCGGAAAACGGTTTTGAAGTAATTGATAAAAGTACAGTAACAGGTGCTGTTACATCTACGATGAGTCTTAAAGAGTTTACTGCAACTATTACAGTTTCTAATGGTGCAACTACTGGAAAAGAAACATCGATTCAGATCCCTACAAACTTTATTCCATTAGGAATTGGTGTTGTAGTGACTACAGCTGCAGTTAACGCTGTTAACTTAGTTGACATTGGAACAGATGCTGACACAGACGGTTATGTTGATGGAGCTTCTTTAGCTCTTAATACAACTGGTTGGAAAGGTTTCTTAGGTTGTAATGGTGTACTTGGTATGTCTGGTTTTGCACCAGGTGTAGCAGGATTAGCTGGAGACGAAGTTGAATTAGTTGTTTCTGGAGATCCAGGTGGAGATACTGTAATCGTTCTTAAAATTTTTGGAATTGATTCAACATCTGACACACAATAATAAATAATTACTGTGGGGCTTCGGCCCCATACTTAAAATTAATTAGGAGATAAAATATGGCAACATCAGACCAACAGTTTTCCACAAGAACTTCTGACGGTAGATTTGGTAGAGCAACAAACGCAACAGGTTCATTTATTGGACCAGCTAGAATAACTTATATTCAAGTTGAAGGAGTGGCTAATAGTAATATCAAACTTTACGATGGAACAGATGCAACAGGTGCTTTAGTATTCGAAGGTAATTGCGGAACTGAAGGACTAGACATTTATGTTCCAGGAAGCGGTATTAGATGTAGAACTGGGATATATTTAGATTTAACAAATACTACTTCTGTTACTATTGGATACACTGGCTAAGGAGTTTAAATGGCAAACACTACTTCAGGAACCGCTACGTTCGACAAAACTTTTGCTATCGATGAGATAATAGAAGAGTCTTACGAACGATTAGGTATGCAAGGCGTATCAGGCAATCAATTAAGATCTGCTAGACGTTCACTTAATATTATGTTTCAAGAGTGGGGAAACAGAGGTCTTCATTACTGGGAAGTGGCAAACAACTCTTTAACTTTAGTAAATAATCAAGCTGTGTACACAATGTATAGAGCTACATCTGATGGAACTTCTGATGCTACAGCTATATATGGTGTAGATGATATTTTAGAAGCTTCATATAGAAATGCTTCTAATGTTGATTCGCCTTTAACAAAAATTAATAGATCTACTTATCAAGCATTAGCTAATAAAACATCTACAGGAACTCCTTCTCAATATTTTGTTCAAAGATTTATTGATAAAGTAACAATTACTTTGTATCTAACTCCTGGAAGTTCAGAAGCAGGTAATTTTATTAATTACTACTATGTAAAAAGAATACAAGATGTAGGTGGTTATACAAATGCAACAGATATTCCTTTTAGATTTGTTCCTTGTATGGTTTCAGGACTAGCTTTTTATTTATCTCAAAAATTTAAACCTGAAATGACACAACAAATGAAATTATTATATGAAGACGAATTGAATAGAGCATTGCAAGAAGACGGTTCTTCTTCAAGCTCTTACATAACCCCAAAAACTTATTATCCAAATGTCTAATTTTGCTAGAGGAAAATACGCACAATTTATATCTGATCGTTCTGGTATGGCTTTTCCTTATTCAGAAATGGTAGTAGAATGGAATGGATCTAGAGTGCACATTTCTGAATTTGAACCAAAGCAACCTCAATTAGATCCTAGACCTCATGGAGGAGACCCTCAAGGTTTACCACAAGCTAGACCTGCAAGAGTAGAATTTCCAACGGAAGATATTTTACCTAATAATCCTTTTACAACAGCTTCAAATACAACACTAAAAATTAATTTTCCTAATGGTGATCTCTCTGTAAATGATTTTGTAAGATTTCAAAATGTAAAAAATCCTGTAGGTGGTTTAGCTATAACTACTTTACAGCTTTCTACTACTTTAAATGGTGCAATAAATAATTCAGTGACTTCGATTGATTTAACGGATGCTACACAGTTTCCAACAAGTGGTTTTATTATGATTGAAAAAGTAAATGCTACATCTGGATTATTTGTAAATGAAGTTATTCAATATACAGGTAAATCTACAAATCAATTAACTGGATGTACTAGAGGAACTAGTGCACCTTTTAGAGGTGTATCTCCATCAGAAACAACAGCCACTAGCCACTCGAATGGAGCTAAAGTTTTTGGAGCATTTAAAGTAGTTTCTTTAAATCAAACATCAGTTCCAAGTTCAGGTCAGCCATCAACAACTACACAATTTGATGGTATAAATATTACACTAACGAACGCAGCTTCTACTAGTGAATCAGGGGGTGGTTTCCAGTGTACAATTGGACCAATAAATGATAGAGCTTA